TAATACCAGAGCCTGCTAGAACTGATAAAGTACCAGTTGAAGTAATTGGTCCGCCAGTTAAACCGTCGCCAGAAGCAATGTTTGTTATAGTACCAGCAGCTGCGCTAGACCAATACACATTTCCAGTTCCTGCGCCAGAAGTTAGAACTTGTCCAGCTGTACCGACACCGCCATTAGCTGTAATTCTAGTAGTACCAAATGCGACATTACCAGAAACAGTAATTGTATTTGAGAAAGTTGCGGTATTTGTAACTGTGATGCTATTTGAGAATGTAGCAAAATTAGATACGGTAATTCTATCAGAGAATGTAGCGTTAGCTTGGAAAGCGTTATTTGTGCTGGTTATTAGACCGCCACCAATAGCAACGTTACCAGAAATATTAGCAGTACCAGTTACAGTCAAAGCAGCATCAGGAGTTGTATTGTTTACACCGACTCTGTTGTTTACTGAATCAACAAACAAAGTTCCTGAGTCAAAGTTAGAGTTTCCTGAAAAGGAAGTTGGAACAGCTGCATAGTACCAGCTACTACCGTTGGCGCTGTTAGCAGCCAAAAGATAGTGAGTTGCGTTCGCAGCTGTACCAGTGTTGACGCTACTTAGCGCGTCAATAGTCATTGTGCCTTTAACAGCAAGCGAACCGACAGCAGATAATTTTGAATTACTAGCGATTACTAAGTTAGCAGAAGAAACAGTTAAGTTTCCGCCAGCTGAACCAGTCACAGTAATGTTGTTTCCGACGAAACCGTTAGCCACAAAGTAGCCACTGACCGCTGCGTTACCAGAAGCAGTATTTGATTCTACCGTAACGACCTGCACAAACGCATTCGCCATTTGGTTGGTTCTTGTCAACCAAGTCGAAAAGGTATCTGTGTTCGCGACGTTTGCGAATGTAATTGCCATTTATTTTCTCTCCGCCAGAACCGCTATGATTAGCGATTTTAACTCATTTATGTTTTGTTCTAATGAAACAACTTTGTTTTCTAACTCATCGACCTTACTAAACTTTTCGCGTCTTTTGCGATATGCTTCTAACGCTTGTACATTAGTATTTAGTACTGCTCCAGAATTCGTATCTTTTACTAAATCTGGAGCATCTTCAATTTTCAAATAATTCGTCATTTTTGCAGCGCGATAACTCGTAGGTCAGTAATTCTAGGTGGGTTATATTCATAACCTGAATCTGCTGTCAATACAATTTTAATGCTGTATTTCTTGAAGCGAACGAAGTCACCTGTCTCGGGAGCAGTTGCGCTGTAAGCAAAGTATCCTTCGTTGTTCTTGTAGTTAGCAGGAATTTCGAATTCAAACTCGCGGAAGTCATTTAGATTCTTAGGATCTGAATAAACACCTGCTGGCGTCACTTGAGTTAGTTCGATCCAAGGAAGACTATCAAAATCTCTAAAATCTTCGGCTGCTTGGAACTTACCGTAAACTACAACACCAGTGTTCTTAGGTTTGTATGCATCAACATAAACTTTAATATCTTCTGCGTCTTGACCATCAGCTAGTCCGATAACGCGAGAAACATATTTCGCATCAGCAGCACCTTCGCGAGTTGTTTCGTTTGTTGTATTAGCGTTTACTCTATTTGTAACGAGTAACATCTGCGAACCGTCAAGTCGAATAATTGGAGCGACATATTCATTCGTAGCATTTAGTACAGCTTGAACTTGTAAGGAAGAATTACCAGCCAGGATACTTCCATTGGCTTCGTTGCTATAACTTAGCAAGTATCTAGATTTATCTGCGAATGTTTTTTCTTCAGAATCAGAAATATTGAAGTAGTTAGGATCTTCTGAGAAATTAGAGCCTTCTAAGAAAGTACCACTCATTTTTAGAGTTAGTTCGCTAGTTGGCTTTTTATCAACATTTAATCTAGGAATGATAGAATGATACTCGTAGTTCTTAATTGATTCTACTGTACCATTTAGTAGTCTTACAGTTTTAGTTGTACCATTTACAATCATTTGACGATAGATTTGAATTTGATCATTCGCAGTAAATGTTTGACCCGCAACAGTATCTACTAACAGTACGTATTTTTCGCTAGTAGAATCTTCGAATCTATACATCGAAACGAACTTACCTTTTTCTGAATATGTTTCGCCAAACGCGCCAACCGAGTCAGAGCTATAAGGCATTAAACTTTGTACACGATTTACATCTTTAATTACGAGATATTCTAGATTTTCTTTATTTCTAAGAGTGACTGTACCAACAGTGTCTACGTTAAACTTAGCGCGATACAATACGAACTTAATATCTTGATTGACAAGTTCTGAGTAAGTAGAGTCTGTTTCTGAATAAAATGCTTTTTCTGTAAGCGGATTACTATTAACGATAGTGTCAGTGATTAAATCTCGTTCGCCACGAGTAGCGCCCCAGACGCCAAAGTCAGAACTTGGTGTTTGAATAGCAAAGCAATAGTTCTTAGAAGAATCCAAGAAAACCGGAGTATCAAATTCAAAAGTAGTTTCAGTAGCACCAGTGTTAGATACAGAAATAGAATCTGTCTCGAGAGTTACAGTAGATCCTGGAACAATTGAGTTTCTATCTGGTAGACCATCGGTCATTTCCATCAAAAATACTTTAACGCTAGATGCGCCTTTTCTCTTAAAGAATAAGCCAAGTTTAGTAGCATAGATACCAGTTGCCTCTCCAGGAGAAGCGACTGAAAATGCTTGAGCTAAAAACTTTAATGAATTTGTTGTTGCGGTTGGCATTTATATCTCCAGATTATATTGCTTCGTTCATAGATTGTAGACCTTTACCCATTTGAGTAGAAATATACTCAACTGAATTAGTATCTCCTCTTACAAACACATTTTGTTCTGTAGCGTTATCGCATGGTTTGCATGGTTCTAGCGAAGTGCTATTAGTAAAGCTAATTGTTTTCTCTGATGTAGCAAGAACAACCGCAGCAGAACTATAATATGTAGCTGTTACAGTAAGAGTTGTATTTGCTGGATTGCTCCAGCCAATTCCTACAGAGCGACCGCCATTACTTAATGCTTGGTTGTTTGTAATTGAAGCAGTACCGACGTTTGCTGCAGAGAAATTTGTACCAGACAAGCTTCCCGATGGAGCATTACCAACTACGCCAATAGTCACATAGCCACCAGTTACACGATTGGCTGTCATGTCACCACGGAATTCTAGGTTGACCCAGTTGACTGCTTTTGCAGTTGAAGCGTCTGACATGTAGTAGCTGTTGTTGTTTCCAGATATTACATTTAACATGGTTAGTTTTAGGTCACCATCAGATTCAAACTTAGTCAGCTGAACTGGTTTTACAACTTCAGAAACAGTACTGTTATTACCACTAACTTTTAGTTTTACATAAACTGTTTCGACCATTGAAGGGAATGTAAATGTAATATCTGATGGATTTTGTATCGAAGAATTAGCAGAACTTGGTGTTACGCAACCAGTAGAGCAATGAACGAACGACCATTCCCATGCAACAGGTGACTCTAGAGTTGAACCTTGTGGAGCAATAACACCTCTATTAGTTCTATCAATAAACGATAGAGTGTGTGAAGTTCCTTCTTCAACAACTAATGTTCCGACAACATCAAAGTCAGCAACAATTAACGGAGTCTTTGGTACTAGTGGTGGCTCGACAACTGGATTTCCTGGAACTTCTTCAACAAGAGAAACTACGAACGCGCCAAGCGATCTTGAAGAAGGAGTGGCTGGAGATACGACATCAGTCACAGACAATACGTGGTTTCCTAGCGATAGATTTCCTGGAATTGTAGCAACTGCATACAACACACCAGTTGAATCAGAATATAGAGCTTCGCCTTGTAGACCATCAACAGTTACATTTGAAGCGACTTTAGTGGTGCCATATACAATATTTCCTGGTGTTGCCAACGAAGAATAGTCGACATTATCTATGCTAATGTAATGTCTAGTCGATGGTTTTAGACCACGAGCAATTAACTTAACAGTTCTATTCATAGGATAGATATACTGTTCGTTGTATTGGGTGGTTGTAGGTGTAACCGTCATAGTTGTTACAGGATATTTTAACGACTGCTCAACGTCAGCAAATCTTGTCTTATCTAGTTCTACAACACCGCTATCGTATTTGTCATTAGGATCAATTGCGATTTCGCGAGTAGAATATTCCTGAGAAATAAACTTAGTATTTGCATCGTAGCCAACAGTTATAAAGTTCTTACTGTAGCTGATGTTATTAGCTGTATCTCTAATTACTGAAGTAGATGTACTATTCGCGTTGTTAATTTCAATCTCAACTGTTTCAGTAGAAACCATTGGGCGACCGATACCAGTTGTTGGGTCGATTACGATTGTGTGTTCGTGGTCGCCTAGTTTTGCTTGATTGTGATTATCAAATGGATCAACGAAGAAACCATTTTTGAATCGATCTACGCCATTAGTATCTGGGATATTTAACTGAGTAGCTTTTTGCTCTAAGCGAGTTAGAGTGGTAAAATACTCAAGAGAAGAAACGCGCTGGTCGATAGCAGCGATATCCTTCATTCTATAACGCTTATTAGAAATAGGCGAGATATTCATTGTGTAAGGCGCATTAATTACGTACTGCGATTCAGCAACAGTCAATGAAGGATATGGTGGAACATAAGTTGTCGCTACAACCATTTGGTCATCAGACTCTGCATTTGGCGCACGAGGAACTATTGCAGATTCACCCTCTACAACTTCAAAATTGCCTTTAGAAGTTAGAACAACAGCATCACGACGAGGTAGATAATAAGTTAGATTACATTCAAAGTTTTGACCAGGATATGGATTGTAATCAGTTGTACCTGAATTAAACAGTGTCGCTGGCGGTGGGTTGACTGTTGTTGCCGAAGCATTAGAAGTCAAGTTCGCTGTATTTGCTCGATATGGACGGAAGTCAATAGAATCGCGCAAATCAAAACGACGATTGCGTGTAGCAGAATAGTAAGAAGGAATTTCCCAAGTTCTTACATACTGAGAAGTGTTTGCACCGATGGCGTCATTTACGCTATAAGACTCAACCGAGAAGAAGCCTTTACCAAGAGTAGCGTTGGCTGCAAAGCAATCAAAGTCAACGATTAGATACGAGTTTGAGAGATTAGCAGTAGACTTAGGATATAGAACTGCGTGGTCATAGTGCGTATCGCGCTGACCAAAATCATATGTAAAGTATTGTTTGATATCGCTAACAGCTTGATTGTTGTCTGAACTCAAATCTTTAGTTTTTGAAACGCGATTAATTTTAAGCACGTCTGGAACACCAAGATTAAATCCATAAGGATGAACAATCTCGTAAGTATTAGCTGATAGACTTGTAGAGAATGCAGTATCTACAGAAAGTTGGGTTGTGTTGGCGATAGCTGTAACTTTCTTAGTTTCGCCATTTGCTTTAATATAGTTACCAACCTTGAAATCGGTACTAAATGCAGTAGAAGTACCAGTTACAGTATTTCCTGAAGTAGCAATAGTACCAGCAAGCGAACCATTGTAGAAACGGACTAGTTGATTGCGTTTAATTTCTTTGGCGATTGGGCGAGCGTTAGACTTTCTAGCGTAAGCATTAACTTTAATAGCTGTCGCGCCAGAAGCAGTAAAGTCAGGTCCAAGATCAACAGTTAAACTTTGAAGTGTCGAGTTTAGAGCGATTGTTCTGTTGCTGGTAGCCAAGCTAATAATAGAACCTTTCTCGTGGAAACGAGCATAGGTATTTGCTACAGCAGCTGCACCGTGAGCAGTTCTTGTTGTCATCGTAGTATTGCTTACGATCGAGTTTACGATTACTGCAGTATTTCCTGCTACTGTAATCTTCTCACCTACAACAAAATCGCGCTGAAAGAATGTGCTAGTTCCAGTAATAGTAGTGGTGGTCGAGTTAGCAACAGAAACAGTACCACTTAGATTTACAGTAGTTAATGCTGCACCAGTAAGAACGATATCTACTTTTTCTTCAGAGAAATCGGTGTTGTCTGAGAAGCCAAAGAACGAACCACCGTCGGTTAAGCTGATAGTTGTAGTACCATTGTTTGCTAGAGAAGCATCAATAGAAGCATTGTAATAGAACTCGGTATCAGAATCGCCTTGTTCATTTCTTAGATCTCTAACAGCACGATTTGTCAAACCAAATACGAGAGCTGTGTAGTCAGTAGCTTCTAGCTTAGGATCGACAAACCCATCAATAGTTAAGTTTACAGTTAAGCCTGTACCCGAACCGCCTGTAACAGCAGCGCCAGACAATGTTGGATTGGCAGTATATTTACCACCCTGAATTAGAGAAATAGATGTGACGTTGCCTGAAGCATTGTTTACCGTTATAAGTGCAGTCGCAGATTCACCAAGACCGCCACTTACTGTAACAATGTCACCATTTGTATATCCGCCACCGTTGGCAGAAATAGTAGCAGTGTAAACAGAGTTAGCGAGTTGCGAAACAGCAACGTCAGAAAACGCATTAGCGGTGCCTTGATAAACGATAGAACGAACTTTATTAAAGTTTTCATTTTCGTTCATCTTAACATTAAACAGATACATGTTGTATTGTGCTAATGGAGCACCTTTGTCGGCGCTGTCGGTATCATAAACTAGATTACGAATATTAGCTGTACCGATTACACTACCAGTAGCAGAGCTTGAAGAATTTAAGCTGGCAGTAATAGCATTCTGAAATGAATCATATAGATTTACCGAATCCGATTGATCTGCTGGGAAATATCCACGAAGCTCTTCAACTGTAACATAACTACCATAATTCATTGAAACGATTTGTTGTACTGGTGATTCAGTATCAACACCGCGACGAGAACTTAATACTTGGTTTGACTTAAAGTCAACAGCATTACCACGAACATATGCTTTACCAGCACCGATGTCGTAGTAGAATTCTTGAGTATTAGCCGATGGTTTCGAAGTAATGGTAAAGTCTTTTACAGTATAGTGACCTGACTCGTCATATGTACGCTGAGCCATTTCTTGACCAACTGCGCCACCAACAGAAGTGTTATTCCATCTTAGAATATTGTCTGGACCAAACTCAGCAACAGCAAAGAATACTTCAGTATTAGGAAGTGCCTCTTTTGAATAAGAAACGAAATTAGTTTCTAGTTTTAGTCGGTGCGCGCCAGGAGCTGCGCCGTTTGACAAATCAGCAGAATTATCATACAACGAAGAATCAGCAAATTCGTCTACTACTGTTTCAGTTGTTTCCATACCAACAACGATGCCATTAGCAGCAGAAGGACCACCAGCTGAAGGATTTAGAATTAGAGTTTGTGTATCTGTCTTTACGAAGAAACCTTTTTGATACACAATACCTTCTGAGATGCTTAAAGCATAAGCATTACCGACAGCAGTGTATCTGCCATCACCAGGAGTTGTAAGAACAGTTGTATTTGCTAGATTGTTGCTAAAATTAAGATTAATAGAAGAAACAGTAGTGCTTACAGCCGTGTTAGATAGCAATTGAATTGTTTCTCCAACAGTAAAGTCTTTTCTAACATTTGTAATAGTAATTTCGTTAGAAGTAGTGTTAGCAGCTGTAATTAAACCACGAGCATCAGAAGTTGTACCTCTAATTCTGCTGTTAACAGAGAAGTTGGTAGCATTAGCAACAGTAATAACTGATGTTCCGAGATATGATTTATCTTCGCCATAAATTACAATAGTTTCGCCCTCTTGGAATCCTGTAACACCGTTCCTACCAGTAGAAGTATATTTTACAAAAAACTTTGATGGGTCTGAAGTTGCAGCAAAACCAAGTTCGCCTTTTAGAATTCTAGCTTGAACGCCAGAATTAGCACCATAAAGAATTGCTCCAACATAAGAAGTATTGGAAACATTAAATGTAGTAGAATCAGGAACAGAAACGTATACAGCATCAGGAATTACTGTCGGAGCACAGCCCTTGATGATACTGCCTTGCTTAAATACACCGTCGCCAAAACGCTCAATCTGATTCTGCAGAATACTCTGTAGCTGAGTTAATTCTCTAGCCTGAACTGGGAATGATGGTCTAAACAGTACTCTATGAAACTTCTTTGTTTCATCAAAGTCGTCATAGTATGGTGCCGACGCTAGTGTTGTATTTGCAATATCAGCTGACATTAATTTGCTCCGTTAGAATCTTATTACTAATTTAACTTGTTCTTTATTTGAAGTAGAACGAGAAACTTCTTGAATGTTTTGGACATATAATATGTCACCAGAATAGATAGCTAGGTTTGCTGCAGTGTTTCCGCTAGAAGCGATTCTCTGTGCGCCATTCGCGCCCTGTAAAACTTCGCCAGACTGAAAAGTACCATTGATACCAGTCATTATCATAACAGAAGAGTTTGCAAACGCATAGCGACCAGAAGCGGTAGAAATACTACCTGTTACCACTTCACCATTCGCATAAGTTCCTGTTCCAGAACCTGTTATATTTATAGTACATAATTGATTAAATGTGTCTGCAGCATATAAAGTTCCGTTAGAATATGTTGGATTTTTTAACAAACCAACAGTTCTATAAGTCACGTCTGCGTTAAAAGTATTGGCTCCGACATATTCATCAAATAAACAATGCACGCCGAGCGCATCGCAGTATAATTCATCATAAACATCACTACCGTGTCCATTAGCTGGAGATATAATAGCTCTCAATTCACCGCCAGAACCAAGGTTTGTTCCAGCAGTTACAGTAACAGTAGCGTCTTTATAACCAGTACCATATCTAGCCATATTAACACGTGTAATGGCACCAGTTGTTGAATTCATCTCAGCATATGCAGAAGCATTACTGCCAGTTCTAGAAGTAATTGTTAACAACGGACCAATAGAATAGGTACAGGTATTTGATAAGAATCCAGATGGGAACGAGTCAGTTATTGTAATACCATACGCAGTATTAGACGCGCCAATCTTACGCACAAAGGTAAGTTTCGTAATTGGATTTATCACAGTAATCGCGCTATCTCTGTAATAGTTTGAAGTTGTATTTGCTGTGTTTTCAATAATTACCACACTGTTATTACCAGTCGTTGTAATAGTACCAGTATGATTTGGATAATTTAAGCCAGAATCTTCAACATTTATATGAAATATTCCACCATTTACTGCTGCATTAGCAACAAGCGCGTCTGGTGTTACAGGAATATATTCGTTTGTTGTAAACTTTAGATTATCAGATTGAGCGACAGTATACATGTACATCCACTTGTAATTGTCTGCTGTCTGAAATGGCGTTCCAATATAAGTCGCGCTCTTTGTTGGTTTTACAGTAGAGTTCGCGCCACCGTTATTTGAAATACATTTAAATACGTCGCGTGTATCAGTAATGACAAAAAAATCAGTATCTTTTAATTCAACTTGATCGTCATACTGAGTGTAAACTGTGTCATTAGTCCATGTATATTTTGGAACCATTCGTTTAAAGTTTGGTTTTTTACCAAACATCATTTCGTTCCAAATATTGTAAAAAGAATCAGTTTCTGATTCTACTTCAGCCGCAACATCGCTTGTTGGGTATTCAGATTGTTTACCAACAAACACATAGAAGTTATTTTCATTCTCAAAAGAAACGTTGACTCTTAAACCAGTACCACTTCCGCCAGTCGCATAGATAGCAGAATTAGGAACATTATTGTTATAAACACCTTTTGTGACTAAAGTAACATCTGTTACAGGTCCAGTAGCGGTTGTCACTGTAAAAGTAGTTCCGCCGAATAAACTTACAGTTTCTGCATTAACATAGCCTGTACCAGCTGCGCTAACAGCGAGAGCAGAAACTTTCTGATTATCAACAGAATTGATAAACTCATCTATTGTATTTCTTTTGAATTTAGATAATAGCTTACTCATTTATGTACCTTATGGGTTTGTGTTTAGCACTGTGTCAATGACAGTGTCAAAAACGGTATCTGTATCAACAACTGTTACATAAGCAGTAGCTGACGAAGTATTTATAGCGGTTGATGTAGACTTCTGAGTGTTAAACTTAGTAGAAATCGCTGTTGTATATTGCGTAGCATTCAACACAGTTCCAGTCAAATTAAACAGCGTATCTGTATAGAACTTAGTATCGAACGTTGTATTCTTCGTAGTTGTAGTTTCTTTGGTGGTAGAAATCGTAGTATCCAAAGAAGTATCGTACACTGTTACAATAGTGGTTAAGCTCTTAGTCTGAGTCGCATAGGTTGTAGACTTGCTAGTATCGGTAGCGAATCCAGTAACAATAGTGGTGTCATATACCGACGAAGTCGACTTGCTTGTCGCGGTAGCATTAGTCGTGTCAGTATTAAAGACAGTCGATGTAGATGTAGAGGTTGCAGTAGACTTGGTTGTATCTGTATCAAATACCGTACTGGTAGACTTGGTTGTAGCAGTATCAATTGCCGTATCAGTATTAAACACAGTCGTTGTTGATTTCGAAGTTGCAGTCGCTATATTCGTAGCAATCTTAGTATCGGTTGCTACACTCGTTGATGTTGAATATGCAGTAGCAGTATCGTAAATAGAAATTGTTTCATATACTGTTGAGAAAGTCGAATCAGTCTGAACAATCGTTGCTGTATTTATGGTAGTATCAGTAGACTTCGATGTTCCTTTTACAGTTTCGAACGTAGTCCCTTTGCTTGTGGTAGTCAAGAACACAGTATCAAATATCGACTGAGTATTGTAAACAGTAATATATGATGTTAAGGTATTGAATACGGTACTGGTTAGAGAAGAAGTTAAAGTAGACTTGCTTGTCGAGCCAGTTGTGCTAATAGCAGTATCGCGTCCAGTGTTTGTTTGGAACGCTGTAACTGTATCAAATACCGTTGATGTAACAAATGTAGTGTTAAATGCAGTCGTAGTGTCAAACACCGAGGAAGTAGTTTTACTTGTTTGAGTTAGTGCAGACGTATCAAACGTTGTAGTTGTAGCGAATACTGTATTAAATGCGGTTGTGGTATCAAAAACTGTAGCATAAGTTGTCAGCGTTGCATAAATTGTAGCAAATCCAGTCGTGGTCGCATATGCGGTAGCACGAGAAGTAGCGGTTGCTTTGTTAGTATCATATGCAGTTTCAAACGCAGTCGAAGTATCGAACACACTGGTTGTTGACCTAGAGGTACTAACCGTAGTATCTGTTGATTTGCTAGTACCAGTAGACTTAGAAGTTAAAGCAGCAGTTTCTGTCGCCTTAGAGGTAGATGTCGCTTTAGAAGTCGACACCACAGTATCAAACGTTGTATCATACGTAGTTACATAAGTCGTGGTTGTATCAAACAACGTCGTAGTTGTACGCGAAGTACCTGTTGCTTTTGAAGTAGAACCAGTTGTATCAAACGCAGTTATAAACGCCGTCGTTGTATCAAATATCGTTGTTGTGTCAAACGTTGTGGTTGTAGCAAATCCAGTTGTAGTTCCACGAGAAGTACCTGTTGCTCTGGAAGTCGTTGCGCTTGTGGCAAACACAGTGGTAAATGCGGTCGTCGTACCAAATCCAGTTGTAGTTCCACGAGAAGTACTTGTTGCTCTGGAAGTCGTTGCACTAGTTGCGAACACCGTATTAAATGCGGTCGTGGTACCAAATCCAGTTGTAGTTCCACGAGAAGTATCAGTATTCCGTGATGTACCTTGTGAAGTATCAAACGTGGTATTGAATATCGTAGTTGTACCATATGTGGTCGTACGAGAAGTATCAGTAGAACGAGAAGCTAAAAACGATGTTACGGTTGTTCTGGCGGTATTGTAGATACTATTTCTTAAAAACTGGGGGTCGCCCTTTAGAGTTGTATAGATTTCTTCGGATGTTTCAAATATAGTTTGCGTGTTTCTGTTAGTATTAAATGTAGTGGTTGTCGCAAATGTAGTAGTTCTGCTTGTATCCGTGACTCTACTAGTAGAACCTGTTGTCGCAAATATTGTAACAAACGCAGTGCTTGTAGCAAACACAGTAGTTGTTCCACGCGAAGTTTCTGTTACTCTCGAGGTTCCTTGAGAAGTATCAAACGTTGTTACAAACGCTGTCGTGGTATCAAATGCGGTAGTTGTTCCACGCGAAGTTTCTGTTACATTTGAAGTTCCTTGAGAGGTATCAAATGTAGTTACAAATGCCGTCGTAGTATCGAACGCGGTAGTTGTTCCACGCGAAGTTTCTGTTGCTTTTGAAGTCGAGGTTGCTTTAGAAGTAGAGGTTGCTTTGCTCGTAGACTGAGTTGTACCAAAAACAGTGTTAAAAGTCGTTGTGGTATCAAATAAAGTCGAAGTAGACTTAGAAGTTCCTGTAGTCTTTGAAGTAGACTTAGATGTAGAACCTGTAGTATTAAACGTTGTATCAAAAGTTGTTGTAGTATTAAACGTTGTTGTGGTGTCAAACACAGTCAAGAAAGTTGTAGTCGTATCATATGCAGTAGTTGTAGCATATGCTGTATTGAACGTCGTCGTTGTGCTTCTTGAGGTACTGGTAAATCTATTAGTACCAATTTGTGTTAGATACGTCGTTGTTGTATCAAACACAGTAGAGATAGAGGTATCAGTAGATTTTGAAGTTTCTTTAGTCGTATCTGTGGCTTTACTTGTTTGAGCACTGGTGCTTGTAGACTTTGTGGTCGAACCAGTAGTATTAGTTTCAATTGTTGTACCATATACGGTAGTTGTATTAAACAATGTAGTCGTCGATTTTGAAGTCGCTGTTGATTTTGAAGTAGCGCCAGTCGTGTCAGTTGACTTACTCGTTGCTGTTAATGCAGAAGTTTGTGTTGAGAAAACAGTTTGATATGCTGTATCAAACGTAGTATTATACGTTGTAGACGTTAGAATACCACTACCAGTAGTTGTCAACTTACTTGTTGCAGTAGAAGCAGAAGTTTCTCTGCTTGTAGAAGTATCTCGTTCTGTTGGCGTTGTTGTATTAGTGCTAAAGAACGTATCAAACGCAGTATCATATTTTGTTGTATATGATGTGGTTGTTAAGTATGCAGTCGCAGTATCAAATACAGAATTAGTTAATCGTTTCGTTGAACGATTTGTATCGGTGTAAATGATCGTAGCAGTAGCAATAATTGTATCAGTATTAAACACTGTTGAAGTCGCGATTGCTGTATCAAATACAGTAGTAGTGTTAAATACCGAAGTCGTAGATTTACTTGTTGCTGTTGCATACGCTGTCGTTGTATTAAATGTACTTGTTGTAGACCTATTAGTTGCCGTAGCAAATGCAGTCATCGTGTTAAAGATTGATGTCGTAGACTTATTAGTTGCCGTAGCAAATGCAGTAATAGTGTCGTACGCAGTCGTAGTTGTTTTACCAGTATCATATGCAGTAGATTTTGACGTTTCAGTCGCAAACTTAGTATCAATGGTTGTAGAAGTGTACAACGCAGTCACTGTTATAAAATTAGTATCAAATACTGATTCGGTGTACTTAGCAGTTCTATAATTTGTATCAGACAAATATTCAGTTGTAGTGTTTGTTAATTTCGAAGTACCTGTTTCTGTCGAAACTGCAGTTGAATATGCTGTACCAAGTGTAGTTTGCTTAAATGTATCGGTCGATTTAGAAGTATCTTTGTCAGTCGCATAAGAAGTTGCAACTGTTGTCAATACTTCGCCAGTTGTAAAATATGTCTGAACGTCTGTTGGACGCGACGTCGCAACCTTAGTGATAATATCAGTTTGTTTATTTGTCAGCGTAGTTACATCTGTGTCTAGAGTCGTGTCTTTGAACTTGGTATTGTAGAAAGTTGCAAACTCAGTTTGGAACGAAGTATCATAAATCGTGTTAATTGTAGTTAATCTATTTGTCATGTAAACAGTAGCAGTAAACTTTTCAGTATTTTTAGTTGTATCAGGAGCAGTTGCTGTTACTTTGCTGGTTTCGAATGTTGTTGAACCAATACCAGTTCCAGATATGGTACTGTAGGTTGTATCATATTTGGTGGTCGTTGAAGTTACATACGCAGTTGTAGTCGCAATCTTTGTTGCGTATGCTGTTAAGAATACAGTTGTTGTTACGCCAGCAGTTCGAGTGGCTCTGGTCGTCGCATATGCAGTTTGAACTATTGTACCAGCACCACTGTCTGTAGAGATCTTAGTATCAAACGTAGTGGTCGTATTTGTAAAATAACTGGTGACAGTGGCAGTTAATGGTAGAGTATCAGTTGTTATATTTGTAGCGACCAACGTGTTTGTGTTGTACGTCGTTGTCGTGGACAAACTAGTATTAAACTTCGTAGTACGAGTTGTATCAATTGTAGTATCAGTATTGTACTTCGTGGTCGTGTCAATTGTTGTATTGACCAGAGTTCCACCACTTGTATTGAAAACGGTATCATATGTCGTAGAATAACTTGAGTTGATAGCTGTGCTTCTAGAGGTGGCAAAAGCAGAAGTTTCTGATACTGTAACTTCTTTTGAACAAACGTAAGTCCAGACTCCAGGAGGAGTGTCGTTAGCAAAACTACAATCTTCGAACGCGAATCCTTTCGCAGCAGCATCTGCTATCGCAGCATTTTGATTTACAAATCCGCTTTCGCTGGCAAATGTTTCGTATGTTGTATCTGCAGTTATACTTGTATCAAACACAGTTGTTGTAAAGAAGTTAGTTACAACAGATGTTTGGAAGTTAGTAGAAATAACGCCACCACTTATAGTAGCGTAGCTGGTAGCAGTTGTTTTAGTTGTGTCAGTCGCATAAGCGGTGTTAAACGTAGTTGTTCTATTGGTATCATATACTGTAGCTGTGCTCTTAGTTGTAGCAGTTGCTCTATCTTGTTGACTAGCAAAATACGTTGTACTTGCGTAAACGGTTGTTCCGACAGCAGTGTCAATCGCAGTTGCAGTAGTAATTGACGTGCTAAATGCAGTTGTTGTAGATGTAGAAATTGCTGTTTCAAACGTGGTATTGATAGCAGTTTCGCGTTTAGTTATGAACGAAGTTCCGTATGCAGATGTGGTGAGATACTCTGTCGCAATTGTGGTCGCGCCAACAGTTTCTGTAAATCTGCTCGTTACAATACCAGTAGAGGTTGTAAGTGTTGTAGAGGTAGAAGTTAGATACTGAGTTTCTAGATAATCAATTAGAGCTTCTAGAGTTGTTCCGCGAGAAACTGGAACAGATTGAATTAATGTTCTACCAAATTTTTCCATACCAGCTGGGTGCCACAAATCACGAAGAATGCTAGAATATTTGTTAAACGCAGTAACAGCCTGAACTTCATACGAATATTCTTGGTAATAATAATTGTCATGAATATACTTGTCAGAGTTTAAGAAACCACGAGTAGATTTGAAGAATCCTTCGCCCTTACCCTGACCAAGATAATCAATTGTACCTGTTGCAACATGCGAAGTGTTGGTTACGCTTGTTAGAGAAACAGTCGTATTGTTTGTGTAACCAACACCGGAATTATAGATGGATACAGTAGAAACAGCACCAGGACCGCTACCAGAAACACCAGCAATATTTGCATTGAAACCGAGGAATCCACCAGCACCATCCGATATACGAAGTGGATAAATTAAATTATCGACGATTGATACGTTTACGTTTCCTTGATAACCACCACCAGGATTGACATTTCCTAATGTGGCAATTGTACCATAAGTGTAGGTGTTTAATACAAAAATACCATTAAACGGAGTCAACCAATCGGCAGCTGCGTTCGATGAAAATGCAGTATATGCTGGAGCTGGAGCGTTAATTTGAATACTTAAAGCATTAGTAATTGGAGTAGAAGTCAATTCAATGGTGCTTGTATTGCTTAGCGAAGCGATGTCAAAAGACGCGACGGTAGTCGGAGTTTCACCTAATGTTGGTGTAACTGTTTCTGGCGCGGTTAATGTATAACCCGATCCGCCATTTATAATATTAAAAGTTACAGCACCTCGTAATCTCTGCAAACCAGTTACAATGGCTTGGCCATTTACACCATCACCGACTACATTAACTACCTCGCCCAAAGAAAACCCAGGAGAGCTACCGAGTACTTCAATGCTAAAGAGCGAACCGCGAATTCTTGGACTATCTGTAACTTCGATACCTAAGTCTTCGATTACATCTAAATTAATGATTTCTTCATCTGCCGCAAACGTTCCGACGATATCTGTAATATAAAGAACATCGTGGCGCTTATCGTTGGATGAAAATACTTTATAGTCATCTACGAAAGCTGTCGCTCCAGAGATACGACCAGTAATAGTTTTACCGATGTATGATGTAATATTTGTGTTGTATTCTAACTCTAGATATCTCGGAACAAGCCACTGCGAGTCAGATGCACGAAGTATATCTTTTCCAGGAGAGTAAACGGTAATATCTTCGTTAAACAAAACACGGAATAATAATTCTAATCCGCGTTCTGTGCCTTTAGAAGAATATAATTCTTTAATATGTTTTTGTAAAAGACGCTTATCTGAAAGAACATCAAGCGGAATACCATGCATGTATTTTTTGCGGAAATAATCTACGAACTCTTCAAGTGTAGTATCAATATCGCGCCAAGTTGGTAGTCGACGAGCGTCGTAGATTACTTGATTAGTTTGTTCTAACCATTCAAAATATGCTCTAACAAATGCGACGAAAGTTGGTCCTTCTTCTCGATAGATAGAAGGAAACTGACTTTCAATGAGTGGAGAAATTAACTTCTCAAGGTCTTTCATTAGATGCGAATTCCAGTTACAACGACAGAAATGTCTTCGTTATCAATTAGTAGTATTTTATTTGTTAGCGTGTCAATATCAGCATTTTCAGTTCTTCCGTATATCTTAATGCTATCAGTATCGTAAGAATCAACAATTAAATTTGTAATTTTAATTTCGCCTGTTTCGTAGTTTACTGTACCGACATTATTATTTAGAACTGTGGTATTACCATTATTTATGGTGTAAATATAAAGAGTTCCAACACCATTGTCATTAATATAAGCAGTGTATCCGTCATAAACAAATGCGGTTGAAGATACGATTGGTTCGTGACCGACTGGTAAAACATATCTTATGTCTTCGTCATGTAATCGATTTTCAAAACTCCAGTTAGCAGAAAAACTAACAAGAGGAGTAGGAGTTATGCGCTTAGAAATACGAACTTGTGTATCGTTTGAAACGATTGATACATCAGCATCGTCAATAGCAGCAGATAGTTTAGAGAATCTTAAATCAGCGCCAAAATCTGACAGATAACTTGTATTGAAAGCTGTGATGGCAGTGACAACGTTTGACACTAATTGAGATGTTGTTTTTGTCGTAGCACTTATGTTATACTTGACGCGAGAAATGATATCAAGATACAAATACTCAGGATCAACGATTACTGGTTCAATTGATACTGGTGTTTTATCTTCTAAGAAAGTTAAGATACTTTGTTTTGTGCTAGAAGAAAGAATTTCTCCGCCAACTGGTTTAGCAGAGATAATAACTCTTCCGTATAATTTTGGAATTGATTCCTCGCCACCATAAGCGATTACAGTTTCAATCGAAGGATAATTTGCTTTGATCAAAGAAATAAAATCTTCAGCAGTAACAGCTCTGTTCTGCGCTGTAAATCCACGAATCGCGTTATAACGAATTGATTCGGCATCTTCTGCTTGCGAGCCGCCAGCCGAAGTTTCAGTGGTAGATAACAAGAATGTGTTTGAAGAAAATCCATCAGCCGAGCTGATAGAAGTAAAGGTTCGGCAACCATTGCCGTCTTCACCTGCAGTTTGTCTGTACGAAACAAGCACAATATTACCAGCAGTTAGTTTTTTACTAGAAACGCCATTACCGAACGAAACTGCATACTTGAATTCTTCAGCAGCTTGTACGAAGAACACTGCGCTGTTTGCATTCAATCCGAATAGATCAGTTGTTTTATTCCAAGCAACAGAAGTAGTATCCGTGGCGGAATTTCTTACTTCAACTGTAATTGATGAAGAGTCAACAGTATTAGACGATAACGTAAATGTTTGATTGTTTGCAGTATTAGCAACAAACGCTTCTGTCTTTATACTTCCTTCTTGGAAAGTAACATTAGAAACAACGTAGTTATTTGAACGATAGAGGATAAGTGTTTCATTAGTTGTAAATGTATAAGCAGTATTTGCGTCGTTAGTACCTCTGATGCTATAATATCTGGGCAGAGTAATTGTGTCTGGTGTATTGGCTGGCAAAGCAGTAATAGTGACATCAATAGTAGAAGCAGCTCGTGACCTTGGCGTATAGTTTAGTTCTTTGGCATGCGAAACGATTGAGTCGCGTAGTTGCGCGGTGTCCAAAAACATTTCGCTACCAATCATGTTTAGATACATCGCATTATGGTAGGTGTTGTATGCCAGAAGATCTAGTAGAACTGATAAGTTAGAGCCATCAAAGTCATAATCTCTAAACTCAGTTTGCTGGCTTAGATATGTCTTTAGGCTTTGCTTATAAGCATCAAAATCTAGTTCGGTGTTGGTTAAAAATCCTTGGTTCGCCATTTTATCTTATCCTGTTTAGAAGGAACTCGACAGTTCCTACTTGTTCGTTTCTTACTAATGAGAAAGCAATGCTTATAAAATAACTGTTTCTATCATAATCTGGCGTAACATCAATGGTGTCAATGTTAATTCTTGGTTCATATCGATTAAGAGTCTGAATAATTGTTTCGCGCAGAGCAACAGTAGTGAGCGGAGTCATCTGTTCAAACAACAATTCGCTGATACCAGCACCAAGTTCTGGGTCCAGCAATCTCTCATATTTATCAGTCACAATTAAGTTCTTAACAGAACGCTTTACAGCATCTATGTCATTTAATCTCACGACGTCATTTGTGATGACATTTCTGCCAAACGAAGCACTAAAGTCGCTATAAGTTGGTGGTGACTTGATTGGTTTTTCTTTACGGAATGACATTATTCGCCACCGTTTCCGCCATTACCACCGCCATTACCGTCGGCTGAACCATCTGGACCATCGCCCTCAGTTCCTCTTCCAGGAAACGCTCTGGCTAACTTACCATTAATCATGCGAATTGGTTTTTTGGTGACTTTGATTCTCTTCCCTTCAAATCCAGGAACTG